GAAAGATAGTAACGGAACTAAATCAAAATATATGTTGAGTGATTTATCTGTAATACCTACACCACCAGATTTGAAAAATCTTCCGAGTGAGTGGGATTTAGAACTCGATATTGATTCACAATTCATCAGTACATTTATTGGTGGTAAAAGTGCTCTACCTGATACAGATACTTTTACTATTGCAGTAAATGGTGAAAAGGTGGAAGTGATTATAGGATTTAGTAATGTTGCAACAAACAGAGTTACAATTCCAGTAACAGGTAAGAAGACTGGTAATATTGATGTTGTATCATTTAATGCTACAATGTTTGCAAATATCTTAACTGCAAATAAAGAATGTCAAAAGGCAGTTCTTAAAGTAAGTTCACAAGGTATTGCAACTATCAGTTTTAATATTGATGATTACTATTCGGAGTACTACTTAGTAGCAACACAACAAGTTAATTAATGTATTTAGAGTATTTTGACAAGTTCAAAAACATGGAACCATATCTCTTTATTGGTGAAGAGGAATGGGAATATATCAAAAGAACTTTCGATAAAGATGATGTAAAAGAATCTTTGGCAAAAGTTGCGATGGAATATCCCATTCCCTATGCCAGTATTTCTGAAGAAGATTCATTAAAGGCTCTTCGGAAATTAAAGGGTATGAGACACAATGAGATTCTCATTGAGGGTGAATGGTTTGCCCGAGAGGGAACTGAATACAAATATGATTTAACTTGGGAAGGTAAACAACAATACTTCAGAAGAAATAATACAGGTAATGCTGCCAGTAATTATTTCCAACAACAAAATAGATGGAGTGTTGATGGTACAATTGCCCCAGGCCCAAAGAGAACTTGGGAAACAGAAAAATATATGATAAGTTTGATGGGTTCTGCATATTCACTTAAGTTATCAAAGATTGATGCAGGTAACTTAAGAATTATGTTGAGTTTGAGAAAGTATATATGTTCTCAATTCAAACCAAATATTGCCAAGGTATTGTATGATAAGTTGGGTAGTAAAAGTATATTAGATTTCTCAGCAGGATGGGGAGATAGATTGGCTGGATTCTATGCAAGTGAGACAGGAGAGTTTTATATTGGGATAGACCCACGAAAAGAAAATCATCCTATCTATGAAGAACAGAAACAATTTTATGAAAAACATAGAACTATGTTTGAGGTTGATAAAAAAAGTATGTTCGTAGAATTACCTGCAGAAGATTTTGAATACAGAGAAAATATGTATGATACAGTCTTTACATCACCACCTTATTTTAGTGTTGAGAGATATAGTTACGATGATACTCAAAGTTGGGTTAGGTATAAAACTATTGATGAGTGGAACGAAAAGTTCTTACAAAAAACAATAGAAAAAATCTGGCCTTCAATAAAAAGTGGTGGACATTTATTAGTAAACATTAGTGATGTTTATGCAAGTAGTGGAGCCAAGATAAAACGAATGGGTACTAATGGAAAAACATGGTTAGAGATTTGTAATCCTATGAATGATTTCATAAGTACATTCGGTGATTCAGAGTATCAAGGTTGTATTGGTATGGAGATGGCAAAGAGACCAAATAGTGGTGGAGCAGGAACTGCTGCAGAAGAACGATTTAAAGATGAAACGAGGGAACTGGCTGAAGTAACAAAAGATAAAACATTTTGTGAACCTATTTGGATATGGAAAAAAGTGTAAAAGAATATTTTAAGAAGTTTTATAACATGAAACCTTATCTTTATATACCTGAAGATGAGTGGCAAATGATTATGGAAACTTATGAAAAGGATGATGTGATACAAGAGTTATCAGAATGTCTACATACATATCCATGTCCAATACCAGAGATATCAGAAGAGGACACACTAAAAAGTTTGAATAAACTAAAGGGTGTTCAGTTTAATGATATTTTAGTTGAGGGTAAATGGTTTCCAAGAAATGAAAATCAATACAATTATCCACTAACTGATTTATATTTCAAGAAAGATAATTCAGGTAATAATGCATCAAATGGATTTCATATAGAGAATAGATGGAAAGTTGATTGGGTGAGAACACCGAGTGGTTGGAGAACATGGCAGACAGTAAAAGGAATCAAAACAATCGTTAGAGCATTCTATACATTAGAACAAGTATTAACAAAGGTTGATTTACAAAGTATTAGAATGGCAACCACATTAAGAAAATATGTGGCATCTCAATTTAAACCAAGTATTGCGAAAGGATTTTATGATTATTTTAAAAGTGTTAATGTACTCGATTTTTCTGCTGGTTGGGGTGATAGGTTGGCTGGGTTTTATTGTGGAGAGACAACAAAATCATTCGTTGGGATTGACCCAAACACAAACAACCATCCAAACTATCAGAAACAAGTTGAGTTCTATAAAAAACATCAAACATTTTTTGAAGAACCAAAAGAAGTAGAGTTAATTTGTTCACCTGCAGAAGATGTAGATTATACTAAGTATGAAAATTACTTCGATACAATTTTTACTTCACCACCATATTTTAATATTGAAAAGTATTCGGATGAGGATACACAAAGTTATAAAAGATATACAAATATTGATAAATGGAATGAAGATTTTTTGCATTCTACACTTGGCAAGTTGATATTTACTATAAAGAAAGATGGTATAATTGCAGTTAATATTTCGGATGTATATTCTGCACCAGATAAGGGTTATTTAGAAATCTGTAATCCAATGAATGATTATTTGAAATCACAAGGTATGGAATACTATGGTTGTATAGGAATGGAAATGACTAAACGATTCAATAGTGGTGGTGCAGGAAATGCCAAGAGTGAATATTTTAATGAAGAACTAAAAGAAAAAACACAAGAAACACAAAACACAGCATTTGGAGAACCAATTTGGATATGGAAAAAGAAATAAAAAATACATTATGGGTTGAAAAGTATCGGCCTTCATCGCTTGATTCTTACATCGGAAACGACCACTTGAGGAGTAAGGTCAAGTTGTATCTTGAGAGTGGAGATTTACCACATCTTCTATTGTTTGGAAGAGCCGGTACAGGTAAAACCACTCTCGCTAAATTACTTGTTAATAATATAGATTGTGATTATCTATATATCAATGCATCGGATGAAAATAGTGTAGAGGTGGTTCGTGATAAAGTTAAGAACTTTGCCTCAACACTCGGATTCCAAGAGATGAAAGTTATTATCTTGGATGAGTGTGATTACATTACACCAAATGCTCAGGCTGCATTGAGAAACTTGATGGAAACATTCTCAAAACATTGTAGGTTTATTTTGACTTGTAATTATGTTGAGAGAATCATTGACCCAATACAATCAAGGTGTCAATCATTTCAGATTATACCACCAGATAGAAAACAAGTTGCAGTTCATTTGGGTAATATCTTAACTAAAGAGAATGTTACAAATGAGATAGAGGATATCGTAACAATAGTGAATGGTGGTTATCCAGATATCAGAAGAGTAATCAATGCTGCACAAAGACAGGTAGTTGATAACAAGTTAGTTATTGATGAGGGTATGAGTATCCAAAGTGATTACAAGAACCAAGTGTTAGAAATCTTGAAAACACAAGATAAAAAGAATTCGTTTAAAAATATAAGACAATTACTTGCAGACTCAAAAGTGACAGATTTTTCTGATTTGTTCAGATTATTATTTGATACTGTTGATGACTGGGGTAGAGGACATGTAGCAGAGTGTATATTAGTACTTGCACAATACCAACAATCAGATGCGGTAGTTGTTGATAAAGAAATTAACATTATGGCAATGTTCATAGAAATAATAGGGAAGATAAAATGAGTGATAGAAAATACCAAGAACCACCACAAGAAATAGATATTTCAAAAGCAGATACGATTCAATGTGAGGAGTGTGGAAACGCATCTTTCATACAATCATTCTTTTTGAAAAGAATATCTGCATTGATGAGTCCAACAGGTAAAGAGGCAATAGTACCAATACAAGTATTCGCGTGTGGTAATTGTGGTTCAATACCAAAGAACATGATGAGTCAAATTCAAGATGGATAAACAAAAACTAATAAGGTTTGAAATACCTACAGATGATATACACATAAAACCATATGATGGATTTCATGTTGGTTTACCAAATAATGATAAACGATATCTCAGAGATATGTTAAAAAAATATCATGAAGATATAGATGATTACGATGGGATGTGGAACGAATCAGATTATGATTGGAGAATTAAAAATGGTGATATATTTGGTTGTACTGTAAAAGATGATAAAATTATATCATTTACTTGGTCAGGCAATAAAATAACTAAAGTATGGGATAAAAATGGATGTCCTGTCTACAATACACCAAGTTTTAAGGATGGTGTTGACAAAGAAGAAATTGATTATAGTAATATACCTGATTATATTTATGGTTATAATGTTTGGGTTGAACCAGAATATCGTGGTAATAGAAATTTAAATATTGGTCTTCACTTTGCCAAGAACTTAGGAAGACTTGGATATAAAAAAATTATTTGGGATGTTGAAATATGGAACACACCAATGATAATATGGTCATTAAGTAGAAATGGATTTAGAGGAAAAGTAATAGATTTATTAGGATAAATGATATTTATTATTGATAAAATGGAGATTTAAATGCCCACAATTACAAAAGAACAAGCAATAAATTTTAAACAAAAATCTGATGTAGAATCAAGAAGTAAATCATTTTGGAATTACATAACAGGTAGTGCAGGTGGTTGGCCAAACAAAAGTAGAGCAGCTATTATTTCTGGTATGGATTTTACTATTGAGAAAGATACTGATGAAATAAAATTCTTTGAAAGTAATACTAACTTATATACTGCACAGGCAACTGATATACAACCAAATTTGTTTACTTACATTTCAAATTACGCGGCAACACAAAGTTTTGATAATGTAGTGGTGTATGGTTCACCTGCTAGTGCTCATCCATTTGGTGAAAATCCACCTATGGCTCAAAGACCATATATTTCTTCAAGTTTTGCAATAAATAATATTAGTTGTTCTTTCAATAATACTGCAGATAGACAATATGAAGATATGACAGGTAAGGATGAACATGCTAACACATTTCATTTATTTTTTGATTCACCAGGTAATGCAAGTGATAATTTAAAATCAATAGCAAGTAGTTCATTTGATAAGGCAAAGTTTAGAACACTTTTAAGTACTTCACCAGTAAGTTCAAGTTTAATACCATTATATGTTTCATCATCAAAAACTCAAGGTGAGGGTATTGGTGATTGGCCAGATTATGTTTCAAAGACTAGAGAGGGTGATGCATCATTTCAAGTGAATATAGGTGGAAAAGTTTTTATAAATTCATATCGTTCAGATTTAGAACCATCAAGTTCAATGGTATGGAATTGGTTAAATGTTACTGGTTCAGAGGGTGCTGAAGCAACTGGTAAATCAATGGTATCTGAAAACTTTATAATAGGTTCTGGTAGTGAAGTAGGTAGTAAGAAATATCTTGGTATGGGTAGATGTGCAACTTTATTAACACCAGAAGAAACTATGGTACTTAGGTCTTTTTATAATCCATGTAAAATACAATTGATAGCACCAGAAGATAGAAATGATGGTTGGGCAGTTTGGCCAATAAATCCATATCAAGGATATAGTTCAGTAAGTGGTAGTCAAATTCGTATGTATGATGGTAGTCAAAAACAAATTCAAGATATAGAAGTTGGTGATGTAGTAAAATCTTATCAACCAATTGGAATGCCAAATTCAGATTTAAATTTTTTAACATACTCTACAGATGATTTAGCAGGTAGTTTCTTTAGTGGTTCAGTTGTTGTTGATATTGAATCTTTTAATTCATATCATTATTATACTATAAGTGGTAGTAATAGTAACAGTTATTTCTTTCATCAATTAGCTTCTGTATTTGCATGGGATTCTGGTAGTGATAACTATCGTTTCATTCAACCATTTGATTTAGAAGTTGGAGATAAGTTGTTTGATAAAGATGGTAATGAAATATCAATTACTTCAAAAGATGAAAATTATAGTGGAACTGTAAAAACATTTTATTCATTAGATGTAGAGGATGTAGATACTTATTTTACTTCTGATATTTTAGTACATAATATACCTGGAAAAGATTAAGAGGGTAGATGAAAAAAAATGATAGGTTTCAGTTTGTTGTATATCGAGAAAATTTCTTAACTATAGAAGAGTGTACTAAATTACGAGATACTCTTGATACAGATGAGTTGGTAGATGCAAGTTTGGCTGGTGATTATACAGAGAATTTAGTTAATACAAATGTCAGAAGAACTCTCAATACACTTTTTCAAGATGAAAATTTATCTAAAAGATTAGATGTTGCAATAAGAGTTGCAAACAAACATTATTTTAATTATGATATCGATAGTATAAATAAACTTAGATTCTTAAAATATGGAGATGGTAGTAATTACACTTGGCATACAGATATTGGAGCAAAAGAAACTTCATTAAGAAAGTTAACTGCAATAATTCAGTTGTCAGATGAAAATGAGTATGATGGTGGGGTATTAGAGTTTGGAATTACAAACTCAACAGATTGTCAATGTGTTGATAAAGAACATTGTACAGAAGAGTGCAAAGGTGGTTTACTTAGAGCTAAGAAATCACAAGGTACTTTAGTAATATTTCCATCATTTTTATCACATAGAGTTACACCAATCACAAAGGGGTTTAGATATTCTATAGTTACTTGGATGGAAGGAGATACTTTTGTATAAACAAAATAACGATTTAAAATTTACAATACAAATACCAAACTTTTTATCACCAGAAAAATGTGATGAACTGATAAAAGATATTGCAGAATCAGAACAAAATGTAATTGGTTGTGTTGGGGATGAAAAAGGTGAGAACGCAGTCATACCAGAAATTAGAAAAACTAATGAGTGGTATTTATGTAACCAACCTGATAATGAGTTCAGACCAGATGAAACAAATAAAGATTGGAAATGGTTACAAGATAAAATGTTTCAAATGGCCAATATCGTAAATGATAAAGTATTTCATTTTGATATTAAAGGTTGTGATAATGAATTAAAATTAATAGAATACACAAAGGGTGGTTTCTATGGTTGGCATACAGATTTTAATGCTGGACATTGTTCGATAAGAAAACTTGTAGGAATTATTCAATTAACAGACCCAAGTGAATATGAGGGTGGAGATGTTCAATTTGGTATTCAAGATAAAAATACAAAAGAGTGGTATACAATGAACAAGTTAAAAGGTTCATTAACATTGTTTCCTGCATTCTTATGTCATAATGTTGTTCCAGTAACAAAGGGAAAACGATATGTGATTCAAGAATTATTTGTTGGTGACCACTTTGTATAATGAATAAAGTATTATTTTTATGGAGTGGTGGTTTAGATTCTACTGCATGTTTATATTGGCATTTAAAAAATACAGATTATCAAATTCATGTACACCATGTTAAGTTATTAAATCGAGGTAAGATGATGACAAGACAATTAGATGCAGTTAATAGTATGAATCCTATTTTACAAAAAGTAAGACCATTTGAATTGACTACATCTACTCAGTATGCACACATACTCGGTGATGTTTTTATTTGTGTTATTGATGGTATGAGGATTGCATATGCAAAAGAGTATGATGAGATAATTGTATCTACTACGATAAATGAAGGTCCACCTTGGCCAAACTTAAGAATGATGACCAAAGTAGTACAGGCAGCAAATCAAAATGATGTATATACTAAACATAAAATAAAATTTAATAACCCATTTAGAAAAACATTTACAAAAGAAATGTGTTGGAATGAACTACCAAAAGAATTACAAGAAAAGGTTTGGTGGTGTAGAAGTCATGATGGAGAAGTGTGTGGTAAATGTTTTCAATGTAAAGAGATGGAGGAGATAAAATGAGTAGACCATTGGGTAGACACGCGTGGAGTACTGGTTGGAAAATCGGGCCAGAGTACGATTTAGTAAGATTAAAAAACGATTTATTTATGGCAGAAACTTATGGTAAGTATGAGGATGGTGCATTTGGACATGCAATATCATTACCCGAAAGTGGTAATGACCATTATAATAATCTACCATACACTGGTATAATAAGTAAAACACCTTATTTCAAAGAGATATACGATAGTTTCAAAACAGAAGTAACATCATTTAGATTGTTGAGAAGAAAGGCAGGAACATCATATGGTATTCATAATGACAGAGATATGGGTGATGATATAGTTAGGTTTCAGATACCAATAAAAACAAATAATAGTTGTTGGTTTGGGGTAACTGATTGTGAAATGGAAGAGGAATATACAGAAGAAAATTCTCATACACTTTACACCTTTAATAAAAAATTTAAACCACGATTTAAAAACTTTAGAATGGCACCTGCACACATACATACATTTAATGTAAGGTTGAATCATAGTATGTTTAATGAGGGTGATGAAGATAGAGTTACATTATCAATTGATTGTAAAAAAAATGAATGGTTAGAAAAATTTCTTGATGGTTTCAGAGATTGCTAACCTATTTATATTAAAGGTTCTAAAATGTCTAAGAGTTTATTCGACCACATAAAACAAATAACAAATGTACAAAATACATTGTATTGGGATTCACTTGAAGAGGGTGATAAAAAGACATGGAGTAATTACATGGTTCATCGATTTCTTAGTATGAAATCAGAATGGATTCAAGTTGTGAATGAGATACAAAAGTATTGGGAGTTGGCTCCTAAAAATGTATATCAGTTTTATATCGATATAATTCCAAGAGGTAGAACATTTCTTCGGTATGTTAAATCGAAGAAGAAATCAAAAGTTGAGAAATGGGCAATGGAA